TGTTCAATTGCATCCCATATATTAATGTTTAATTGTTTTCTGGAAATCATTGATTTCCACATCTTTCGTTGATATGTATTGCATAACATCTCCACATCCATAATGCTGCCCCTGTTGCTATTTTATGTATTTAGCAAAAAGAGACCAAACTCACTTTTTTCATCAATAATAATATCCAATTCGGAATCATAAGTTTGACATTTGCCAGATCCAGTAGCAATCTCTTGTAAACATTGGGGGTTTTTCAAGAATGCATTTATGGCTTCCACCTGATAATCTCGCATTTGAATCGGTTGATCGGCGCATGTGTGCTTCATTGGCCAATTAATCCCCTTGTAACTATTTTCGGTAACTTCATCAAAATGGAATGTCGTTTGGTATTCTCGCAAATCATTTAATTCAACTGCGTAACCATCGCTATCTAAAATAGGCAATATAATTGGCAACAGATTAATGTATGTGCTACCACCTAGCTGGAAAAATGCTATTTTGCCATCCCATCTACCCAATTTAACAGAAGGTAGATACCTTGCGTGGGGGATTAGATACTTTAATTTATTGACTAATTTTTTTCTAGTCCCAAGATCTAGTCCTGTGATCTTGCAATTCACTTCATCTTTTACAGTAATTATAGCTTGCTTCATAGATGTATTATACCATAAATCAAAAACTATTGTGCATACATTTGATCTACACTAATGCTTTCCGATTGGGTGAATCATTTCAAAAACTTCATCGTTGATAGAATGAGTACGGCACGAACCATTGGAAAAATACGAAGGTGCGACATCATACACCCTTCTTTAATTGGTTAAACAAAGAAGGGTGTATAATACCACAACAAACCGCACAACCAAATACTTTCGTATACAGCAATGCATGGGTTAGAATGGATTAATGGATTCTATTATACCACTGGTGGGGTTTGAACTGGATCTACTAGTTGGTTATATTCAATCCGTTGCCCATCATTTACGAGAAAAACCCAAGACCCCATGTAGGAATTATCAGTTGCATGTGCAACATCATCGATCCGAATCGTATTCTTATCATCAAACCCAGCATGCAGTGGGGCAAAGGCTACATAACTTGCGCTAGTCTCATCGATTATAGTGTCTCCGTATGTGCCGATGAGTTGATTGTGATCAGCTTCCATTGCTTGCACCGCAAGCGTGCCATTGGTTACAGTCATTGATACAGGAACTGTGCCCTCTATCAATGTATCTGACTGAAACGACCCAAGTTCAACCATCTCTGACACCTGATCAATCGGGGTGGGTGATGTTACTACCTCACCATTGTATACCTCAACACCGTTGTAATTTACAACAACAGACACATTGCCATTCTCGGCGTGTGCATTTCCATAAAATTTTACTGTTCTATTTGCCATTTTTTTCTCCAAAGTATAAAAAAATCATATCGGTATTTATGCTTTATTTATATTCTTCGCACTATATCTTCTTCTATGCATTTTTCACCATACTGAATTTCGATGATATTAAGCCTTTCATCAGTATTGTTCTCTAGTTTATGCCAATGTTCCAGTGGGATTTTAATTTGATCAAACTTTTTTAAATTATCATATTTAACATTCCCAATCATCACCGTTCCAGATCCCCCCGATACAAACCAATGTTCACTGCGAAATTGATGTTTTTGCGTACTTAATGACTTACCGGGATCAACAGATAACAATTTTACTTTATACCCAGTACATTCATACAACACACGATAATATCCCCAATCTCTGTCTGTCGTTGGTGCTTTCCATTCATCTAATATCCACCTTGATGAATTCTTCTTATATCCACCACCAATCCCATATGCGAATGTCACTGTTGCATCATCCCTAAATGCATCTACTTCAGGAATGTTCGTTGATTTCCGATCACCTCCATTGGCAAAAATAATTTCACAACCTTTATAATGGTTTTTAACTTCGTTAATCGCATCATTTGCTGTGTCATCATCATCATCAAATGGTATAGTAGCATCAACTACACCAATACATTGGACAATTGTTTCACGCTCTGTGTATGGCATAAATCCCCGACCCTTCTTACGAATAAGCCATTCATCACTGTTCACCCCGACAAGTAGCTTATCACCTAACTTTCTCGCATGTTCTAAGTATGCTACATGACCACTATGCAGGGGATCAAATCCACCAGTTACTAGTACAACAATCATAGATTCCCAAATCCCGTTGTGCTTTTATCTAACCAAGGCAATATTAAATCATCCTGATGCAAATATCCCCGTGCATTAATCCCATTTACAGCAGTTACAGGCAATAAACCAGTTTCGGCTAATTCATACCAATTCGGTAATCTAGGGTATAACGGTGTAATATTACTCTTATAAACCACGACACTAATCCAAGGATCATCGAGTTGTATATTAAAAAACCCAGTACTACAGTCAAACCCATTAATAACCAACATATGAATAAGACTTACCAATGAATGATGATAGAACTGGTTATTTTGCAATGAGATTTGCTGTCTATTATATTCAATATTAATGGTCTGTGGTAATATCAATACTAGCATACCACTCTCATCAAGCATACTATTCCAATTTTTCAATGTTTGTATCGGGTTTAATGCATATTGGAAACTATCATGACTCCAAATAATATCATACTTTTTATCAGTTGTGTATTTTTCAAAATCACTAGAAATATATTCAATGTTATCATATTTTTCAGATATATTAATATGATCTAATGTATCAATGCCGGTGCAATTTATTTCCAATGGGATATAATTTTCATTATCATCTTCTGCCATTCTAGTTGCCCACCACTCTAGGTCAGCACCAGTGCCACATCCCATATCGCACAATGAACTAACACTATCCATGAAATCATTGTATTGGTATAACAAGTTCAATACTTCTAGACTATGGTTATGGCTTTCTTCTTCTGATGTAAACATTATACGGTAACATCCTCCATTCCTGCTGTTCTAAGTTTGGTAATATGACCAAGCATAAAACTCTTCTGGTCTAATCCTTTTAGAATAGCTAACCAACGATTACGCAATAATGCAACATCATTCATTAGGATTTCAAAAGTCACGACCTCATCTTCACCATCGACGTACTTTTCTGCATCTCTACTACTTAATGCACGATTATAACTTTCAAGATAATTCTTAAAGTATTTACGTCTAATCTGCCGTAATTGAATATCCAAGTATGCTAACACCGCTTCTATCTCTTGCAATTGATAAAAGCGGTGTTCTGTAATACCTGGCAACTCCTTAATATTCACCTCAACATTGCCATTTATCTTAACTTCTTTTTTCGCATTGGTTAATTCATTATTGAAGTATTCAATAAATTTAGGTATATTGGATAAATCATTTGTTATCTTTGAATACCACATATTATATATCTAAGTACGGGAATACTTCTCTCCAATTAGTGCTACGTCTATGATCTATTTCATCCAAATATAACTTCATTTGTTCAATTTTACCCATTTCATATTCTGAATATTGTCGCAATTGCATCGTTATGCCTTTCATCATTTTATATGCCTCTTTATTATCCGCATTTACCAAATCCTGACCCATTAAATCCAATACTTCACCAAAATCTTCCTCCCACATTTGCCATGGCATTATACGAGGATGCAAGAAATCCCAATGCACAACTAAGCCAAAATATTGCGATACTTTTTTTAATTTACGCCACTCAATGAGTTTGTGCTGAAGATACTTCATATGTTTTATAGACAGGTTGCTGATAGTCTGATTAACGTTAATCCTTAACCAATCTTCTTGACCTAACATATAATACATATTTCTTTCAAATAAACTTAGATCAATTCCATACCTCGCATATTCTTGTCCATTCCCCCACGAATCAATGCTAGCGGTTATATCTACTCTTTTTACTTTCTTATTATGCACCAGAATTTTCAATTTATCAATATAAGAACAAAATTTTGAGTGTGGGATTGATAAATTACTCACTATATTCATTTCTAATAATTCGTTCGGATTTTCATTGAAAAAGTCAATACATTTATCCATGTCCTGCTGGTAGAATGGTTCGCCACCTAATATATGAAATCTTAATAAATTGGATGAATGTTCTTTCATCCATTCCCAAAATTTACGCTTAATATAATCGTATTCCTCGTGTTTATTGTATACTGGGAATATTTCTTCATAACCAGAGTATTCTGATCGGTTAAAACCATGCCTGAAACCACCAAATTTACTAATTTCCTGTTGAATTCTAGAACTGAGTTTTGGCACACAATACACACATGCCAAGTTACATTTATTATCAAAATAAACCTCAACAGTTGTTGGTGTTACTTCGGTGCATTTTTTATCTAAATCTAGTTCTGATGGGTATCCTGTGATACCTTTTTGGAACATTCTATCACTAGTACCACCAGCTAGTTCAACATCATGGCAAAATTCACAACCTATCCCGATAGGCCAGTCACCATCAAGCATTGTTGCGCGTTGTTCTAGCTTCTCTGCTGTATTATGAAAGTTGAAAGTATCTATATCAAACGTATGATGGTTACAACGATGACAAGAGTCTGTTTTGCCATCGAATAGGCGAATCGTACTCCATGTCCATTTTAATTTACATGCACTAGCAGTTTGTATAGGGAATATCCCATTAGGATTCATCTTCTATTCCACCGAATGCATCCTCTTCCTCTTCATAATCTTCAACATCAATATAATCTAGTAATGATTTTTTTATGTGAGGATCAGTATTATATTCATTTATATCCACAGGATCAAGCATATTTTCAGTTAATACCACCACGAAATCATCTGCTGCTTCTTGAAACCCACCTGCAATATGCGGTCTTAATGCTTCCCATATTTCCAATGATAAATCTAAACTCATATTCTATTCCTCTGTTGTAATTTCTTTAGGGTTATTTATTTCAGTATCTAGCACTCCAATACTAATCTCCGCCATTATCATATCCAAGCACCCATCGGTGTTTTTTTCCCACGCTTTTCTAAATTGCAACAGCTCTTCGCCAGTTTCTTTATTAATATAGACTAAACGATTACCTCGTTTGGTAAGTAATTCTTGCTTTTCTGCCAAATCAACTAACCCACTATATGGGTTCATACCTGTTTCATATGGGATTTTAACGTGGACTGACTCGAATGGTTTAGCATATCTAGTTTTCATCACCTTGCATGCTGCACGAATACCTTGTACTGTTGTGGTTTTATTACCATCTAAATCTTCCTTTAACTTTAACTTCTTCATCGCAACGACGATAGAACTAGCATATATAAAACCAGAATTATGACTAATAATACCATTTTCAAGCAAATAATGATGTTCACCAGGAACATTAATATCATACACGGTATGCAATCCTATCGGTTTTATATTTTTAATTTTAATTTTTTTAAGGTTCATTTCATATAAAATAAAATCATCCTTTTTTAAATCACCTACTGTTTTCCATATAAATGTATTATCTATCACTGAAACTAAAAATTTATGTTCTGCGGTAGCTTGTATAACCTCTCCTGTTTCCAATTCTATTTCAAATACTTCCTTATTATCAAACTTAAATGTTTCGGCAACTGCAACATTACCATTAAGCGTGATAACACTATCTTCCTTTACAATTTCCTCAATATTTTTAAATGTATTATCAGACATTGATATTTTATGTCCGGCTGTTAAACATCCACCAGATATTTTATCATCAGGGTCAAACATATCTTGGCTAGCATAGGTGTGGTTGGTTGCTACAATACCTACATTATATGCACCGATCATATTAACCGTGTTCCTTACCAATGCGGTTAGTGCCTTTGGCTTGCGCCCTAGATCACCTTTAAGATCACCAGCTTCAAATTGTTTAACATCGGTTGGTGTAAGAAGCATGCCTAGGCTATCAATCACAAACAATACCTTTGGTCTATCTTCTTCGTCCATTGCCTTATAACCATCCATAAACTCACTAATAGTTTTAGCAACATCATCAATCATGCACATGCTAAGTTTTAGTAATTTATCGTCGGCAGTGTCTACTCCCAGTGCTTTAAGCCACGATTCATCTAATGCATTTTCGCTATCAATAAGAACAACAAAAATGCCTTGATCTTGTGCGTTTTTTACAATATTACCCGATGCAAAATACGATTTGCCAGCGCCGGATTCTCCCGCAAAGACAGTGACTTTGCCTAGCGGAATACCTTTATTAAAATCTCCGCTAATAAGGTAATTCAACGCATAACTTCCTGTACTAACCCAATCAGTAGGGTCATTAAACCCAATTGATAATCCACCAATTGATTTTGTGATACTTTTTCTAAACTTACTTACATCAAACGGGTTTGTCATTTTATTTCCTTTTTAACATTTTTATATACTCGGCTAGCACAATATGTTCCTCCAAATTATAAATATTTTGGGCATGATCGTATCTAACATGCCCAAATGAATAGATTGTGTCATTAAACTCACTATTATCAATAAAAAACTTTCTATATAGTTGGATCTCATTGCTAGTTAAATCCAAATACTGCAGATGTTCTGATATAAAATCATTGCTATATGCAAAATTCTTACTGCAATAAGCCGGATTAAAATACCCAAACTTATTAATAATGGAACTTAATAATTGCCTAGATACATGGTCTGATCCATTAAAACTACATAAAAAATTATCAAACTCTACCCAGTGATGCACATTATATCCATGAAAATGCCGATAAAGTGGTGGTTCGTTATAAAACCTTGTATTATTGCCATACACTGTTTCATGCAGAATGTATTCCACATGAATTATAATATCATTGTTCACTGATAAAATAGCATCTAGCATTTCATTCTCTGTGTTAATGTTAAATCCACCTAAGTGGTCAACCACGGCACATGAGTTTGATGATGAAAATACATCATCAAACTCATTATTCAATATGGCACCATAAGATGATGCGTCATATATCACTGGTATTATGCCTTCTGTCTAGCTCTAATTTGTGCTAAAATATCTTCCGCTTTTGATGCAGTTGCTGCTGGCTTTTCTTCTGCCGGTGGCACCGTTTCAAAAGGAATTTCATCCACTGTTTCCACTGTGTCAAGCACTTCAACCTTTGCTGTTGTCGTTGCAGGGGGCGGGGATACAGTTACCGAGGCATCAGGTTTGTTCATTCCATACGGACGGTAATACTGAGCCCAACGGTCTGGATC